TTACTTACAGCCAACAAAGTCAGTAGAATTTATCTCTCTAGACTTTGTCGTAACAAATACAATTCAAGACTAAATTAAATTTTAATAGATATATATAAATAGAAACAGGAGTAGAACAACATGGCAGAGACACTATCAGTCGCAGAAATGATACCAAATAAATTTGAACCGAAAAGAAAAAATCGCTGGATTTTTGCTATCGAAGGTATTGATGCATTTTTAATTAAAACAGCTGCTAGACCATCATATACTACTAATGAAACAGCAATTCCTTTTATTAATAGTACAAGATATTTAGCAGGTAAAACTACATTTGACACTATGTCAGTAACATTGCATGATCCAATTGCACCATCAGGCGCACAACAGGTTATGGAATGGGTACGTACACACTTTGAGTCAGTAAGTGGTCGTGCTGGTTACGCTGATTTTTATAAGCGTGATTGCCAACTTAAATTACTTGACCCTGTAGGTACTGTAGTTGAGCTTTGGGATATTAAAGGCGCTTTCTTGACGCAAGCTGGTTTTGGTGATCTTTCTTATGACGGTGATGAGCCTCAAGAAATTTCATTAACATTACGCTACGACAACTGCGTTCTTCAATACTAATTAACAAAAGCTAAAAATTTTAAAACTCGCGTAATTCTTGTTGTTCTACAACTGCGCGAGTTTTATTGTATTTGATATATATAATTAGAATTTATTCATAAAGGCTAAGTATGTCAAATAACTTATTTAACAGCGAAGTAGCAGTAAGATTAGGCTCTTCAATAAATGACAGTGCAATAAATCTTTTTCAAACGCTAGAAGGAAGAACATTATGCGTTTTAGGCCCTTCACACAAGGGAAAAGCTTTTGTTCCAACAAATATAACTAATACTGAAACTTTAGATGTAGCTGGAACAACTTTTAAAGTTGCTAATAGTTTAGACAATAAACTAGGTAACGCAAGAAGTAATAGACATAGACATATTAAAGATTCACTATCTTGTTACACAGAAAGTCAAAGCTATGATGCAATAAAAACATGGCTTGACAACGGCGGAGATCAATCAACATTTATTAGACTTCTTGGAATAGGCAGCGGAAAAAAGTCAATAGAAGGAAATTACACTGGCGCAGGATTTAATGCTGAAGGAATTGTTTCTCAAAATTCTGAAGATAATTTAACAAAATCAAATAATCCATTTGTTGAAACACCTATAACAGTTTCAGGAAACGTTAGTTTTATTTTACAAAAGTTTATTAATAATCAATCAGGTTATTTAGAAGACTTAGGGCTTAATACTGCTAATAATAACTATTTTATAACTAGCACAATAATATCTGCACAAGGCGTATTACCTTCATTACTTGTTAACGAAGGCACACCTTTAACAACTAATGACTCGATTGAAGCAGCTTCATATAATAATCAAGTAAGATCATCATCGACAATAAATCCTAAAATATTGTTATTAGGATTAAATTCTGGATTTGTTACAGGCACTGAAAATACTCGACTTTTAAATGTTTCAAATGAGTTTGTTATTAATAATGATTTAACTGTTTTGCAATCATCTAATAGGTATAGCGATTTCTTCTTAGAAAAAGGTCATATTAAATACGCAGAGTTTACGTCGTCTGGTTTCTTGAGGTCAGATAACGATATAAAGATTATTACCACACGAAACTTTAGCACTTTAAACAATAGCAATCTTCCTGATTATAACTCTTTTGAAAACAAATACCAGACAGCAAAAACACCTTGGGTAACCAGTCAGCCTATTGATAGAAATGGATTGTTAAATACTAGAGAAAATATACAAACAAAAGTTGTTAATTTATTTAAGTTTCATGCATTAGACGACGGAGAAGTTGGTAATAGATTTAGAATTAAAATAAATCCTTTAACAAGAGGCAACATTGATGAGAACACTTATGCTACTTTTGAAATATACATTTTTGAGTATGATCCAAGAGATAATACTTTTACACAAGTTGATCATAAGCAAGAAGTAAATCTTAATCCAGACAGCCCAAATTATATTGCACGTTTGTTTGGAGATGAAAACACTTATTATCATATTGAAAGTAATAAAACTGTAACAGAGCTTAAATATGAAACACGAAATTTATATCTAAGAGTTGAAGTAGATCAAGACGTTGAAAATAAAAAAATAAGATGTGACTTAATACCTTCAGGTTTTAGAGCATACCCGCATATTAGAATTAATCCAAACTGCTTTTTAGATTATAATGATCTAAACTTAGACTTTAACAATGTATACCAAATGCCAATTCATTACACTAATGCTGAATTAAATGATAATATAATGTCTGATATTAGTGCATCTATACAAAATTCTTGGGGAGTTTTATTTAATTCTTACAAAAAGCTTAGTGACAGCAATAATGTAGAAGTTTTTAAAGATTACTTGGATGAGTATATATCGCCTTTTTACTATTATACAAAATATTTTTTGCATGACTTAAACACAGAATCTAAAAACATATGGGTCGAAGATGACAGCTATTTAAACTCATTTTTTCATTTAGAAAAGATATATCATAACGGCACTTTTGATAATTTAAAATATACAAGAAAAGCTGCAGAAGGTAATACGTATTTAAACTTAGATGACAATAGTCTATGGGTTGAAGATGATAAAACGCTAGTAGCAAAACTTCAAGATAAACTTTCGTTTGACTTCTTTACTTATGGTGGGTTTGATGGCGTTGACATAAGAGATACAGACAAGAAGTTTTTTACAAATACGGCGCTTATAAGAGAAGAGCATTTAGAAGATAGCAATATTAGTCTTAGAGATAATCCAACAATTAAAGCATATTTGACTGCAATAGATGTTGTTAAAAATAGAGAATTAAACCTAGATTATTTGTTATTACCTGGTGTGAGTAATAAAGTATTAACTAGAGAAATAATAGACTACGCTGAAGATGAAAAAGATTTTTTGTTTATTAGCGATGTATTTAGTTATTCTGATACTATTACAGATGGATTATTAATTGAAGAAACTAATGACAATATAACAAATAAGTTAAAAAGTAATTTTTCTGTAACTTTAGTTAAAAATAAATTATCTGATTACATCAAAGACGCAGAGGAATTTACTGACATTAATATATTTCCTACAGAAAGTAAAGATAATAACAATATTATATTTAGCAATACAATTAGTTATTTACAAAGTTTAGGATTAAATAGTAAATATGCTTTTTATACATTTGGGTCTTTAAAGGCATCAGATGCTGATGATAATATTAAATTATTAGATCCTTCAATTTTTGTAATTAAAAAAATTGCTCAAGATTTAGGAAATATTACACAACCTCTAACTGTAAGTGAAACAATCAATAACTATAGTAGTTTAAAAATACTTCAACCGGGATTGAATAATTCAGATGTAAACTGGGAAAGTAATAAAAAACTATTTAGAAGCAATTTATTAAATCCTTTATATTATAGTTCAAATAATATTATTAATTTAGATTCACAAGTTACATCATATGAGCAAAGACTTTCAAGTTTTAGTTTGTTTAGTATAGTAAATAATTTACTAAAAGTTAAAAAAGAAGTTAAGTTAGCTCTTTTGACGCAAAGCGTGCCTGGATCTTTATTTAGAGGAGGACCTTTGTTTTTTAATCAAAATAGTAGTCAGTCTAATTTATATCTAAATATAAAATTAATGATAAATAATATATTAGATAATTTAGTTAACAATGGAGTAATTGTAGGTTATAATGTTATAATACCTAATAGATTAGATGATAGAATTATACTAGATGCTGAACGTAATATTTTTAGAGGAACTATTAATTTAGAATTTAACAATAATATAAAAATTAATAATCTAAGAATAGATGATATATTATACGAATATAGTTTAATAGAAACTTCTAATCTAAATAGAATACAAGCGCCGCAAATCTAAGGAGAATAGATAAGAATGAATGATTTAGATACACCGATTAATCCTGACCAAATTAGAAGAGATGGTCCTATCCAAGTTTCAAATGTAATGAAAGACGATTTTGGATTTGAAATTCCAGCTGAAAGTGTGCCATTACCTTCTAGAGGTATTATTTATCCGGACGATGGTATATTGCATGGTCAAGATACAGTAGACATTAAGCCAATGACAGCAAAAGAAGAAGACATTCTTACAAGTCGCGCATATATTAAAAGTGGAACTGTTTTAACAAAGCTTTTAGAATCATGTATTATTGATAAAAGAATTAAACCAGACACATTAATTTCAGGTGATAGAAATGCTTTGCTTGTTTCTTTAAGAATTACTGGATACGGTGCAGATTATGATGTTGAAGTTGATTGTCCAGAATGTGGAATTAAGAGCAAGCAATCATTTGATTTATCGCAACTAGAAATTAAAAGATTAGAAGTTGAGCCTGTTGAAAGAGGTCAAAATTTATTTGAAGTTAAGCTTCCAGTAACAAAAAAGAATGTAAGAGTTAAATTTTTAACAGGTTCTGATGAACGTGATATGATGATTACTTCTGAAAGAAGAAAAAAGAGTGGCATGAAGATTGAATCTGCTATTACAGACAGGTTATCTAGATCAGTAGTTTCAGTTGATGGTATTACAGATAAAAACAAGCTAAACTTTTTTGTTAAAAGTCTACCTGCTAGAGATTCTTTAGCTTTACGAAGGTTCTTAGACAAGCACGAGCCGGGAATTATCATGAAGTCATGGATGAATTGTACACATTGTCATGAGCAAAGCGAGGTAGGTCTTCCTATGGGTGCCGCATTTTTTTGGCCTGACACCGAATGATAAAGATTTATATTTAGAACAAATATTTGCTTTAGTATACCATCTTGGATTTACCTATAAAGATGCTTATAGTTGTCCTGTTTGGCAAAGATTTTGGTTTATAGGTAGATTAAAAAAGGAGTTCGAAGAAGCAAAACAGCAGCAATCTCAAGCCTATTCAACATCACAAAGAAATACAAGTGGTGGAAGATCTTTTAGGAAGTCTTTTGGCTGATGAATATATATAATATACAACAAACTATTAGGTAATATTATGAATCACAAAAAAGAAAAATTGTTGCATTACATAGCAGCCAAATATATAATGAATGAAGAAGTTAACGTATCAATAAATGCTTCAGACGCACAAATAGATTGTTTGTATGAATTATTGGAAGTTTCAAAAAAGCTCAAGATG